CCAAAGAGATAAAACTGATGGTACAGAACATACAGCTGACCCAAACAAGCCCGTAGATGTAACTGAAACGGCTGCAGACAAAGCAGGTAGCGATGCAGCTAAAAATCAAAGAGATAAAACTGATGGCACAGAACACACAGCTGACCCAAACAAGCCCGTAGATGTAACTGAAACGGCTGCAGACAAAGCAGATAGCGATGCAGCTAAAAATCAAAGAGATAAAACTGATGGTACACAACACACAGCTGACCCAAACAAGCCCATAGATGTAACTGAAACGGCTGCAGACAAAGCAGATAGCGATGCAGCTAAAAATCAAAGAGATAAAACTGATGGCACAGAACACACAGCTGACCCAAACAAGCCCGTAGATGTAACTGAAACGGCTGCAGACAAAGCAGGTAGCGATGCAGCTAAAAATCAAAGAGATAAAACTGATGGCACAGAACATACAGCTGACCCAAACAAGCCCGTAGATGTAACTGAAACGGCTGCAGACAAAGCAGGTAGCGATGCAGCTAAAAATCAAAGAGATAAAACTGATGGTACAGAACACACAGCTGACCCAAACAAGCCCGTAGATGTAATTGAATTAACTTCAAAAGAAGCAGATGCTCGTATAAAAGCTACCGATCAAGTTGAAAGAACATCTCTTTCCGAACAACTTGCAAGAAGTGCGTCTGGTCCTGAAGCAGTTGAACGTTCAGGAGGTGATGTAGAAGGACGTATAAAAGCTACCAATCAAAGAAATAATACCGATAGTACTGAAAGCAAAGTAGATAGAACTACATTTTCAGATCCAGTTGAATTAACCTCAAAAGAAGCAGATGCTCGTATAAAAGCCACAGATCAAGTTGAAAGAACATCTCTTTCCGAACAACTTGCAAAAAGTGCTTCTGCTCCTGAAGCAGTTGAACGTTCAGGAGGTGATGTAGAAGGACGTATAAAAGCTACCAATCAAAGAAATAATACCGATAGTACTGAAAGCAAACCAAATACTGACCTTTCTTTAGATATAGTTGAATCTACAACAAATATTGATAACACAGATGATAAAAAATCTAAAAAAGCAAAAGGAATAAAAGCAAAAACTGATTTAGCTGCAGTTCAAGAAGATTTCACAGTAAGGGGGGATGGTATAACCCAGCTTTCAGGAAATGACTCTTTAAATAAAACTAGAGCTAATGATGAATTAAGATATGCTAATAATAATTTAGAAATTACACCAACTGGTAATAATGTAGATAATGGTTCCGTTCGCGATCCACTTGCAGATGTTACTGGAACAAAAGATATAGGTTTATATGATTTACATATTAAATCGTCACAGCAAGGAAGAGCTCAAATTACAGATCCGGATTTTAAAACTAAATTTTTTGACAATTCAATTATTTATTCAACTAGATTTGATCCATCTCATGTTATTACAGTTGGATCATCTGAACTTTCTAAACCAGATGTTTCAACACCAACAGCAAAGAATAAATTTTTTGAAATAATAGCTAATTTTTGTGGAATTAAAACTGATTCGGCATCAGGTAGATATGTTTCTGTAGAAAATGGAGAATTTAGTAAGCTTGGTCTTAGTATAGAAGGAGAGCTGAATAGTAATGGTACTGTTGATAAAATGAAGATATCTGATATAATTAAATCATCTGATATGTATCAACAATTAGCAAGAAGTAATATAGTAAGAGGCCCAGATAATACAGTTCGTGTAGGTGCAAGTATAAAATCTATTGGGGGGAAAGTTAATTTAGTATCAGGAATCATTATGAAATATGGAATGTTTGGCCTTGTTTTATGGCAATTTATAAATTTAGCATTAGCTCATGCAAGTACAGCTGATTATTTACATTTTGGGCAAAATTTAGCAAATGCTGCACTTGTTTTTCACGTAGGTACTGTAGCTACAACAGCTACACTTAGAGCATCTGTTATTGTAGCTTCATCTGTTATTAAATCTTTTGCTGCAAGAAGTATAAGCGCAGCAGCAGAAATTGCAGTAACTCGTGCATTGGTTGCATCAGGTGAAGCGGTATCAAGTATTGAAGCTGGTCGTATAGCTAAAGCTACGATTCAAAGTTGTGGTCGTATTAGAGCATTAGCCGCCTTACTTTCTGCAGAAAAAATGTTACTTTCTAGAGGAGCTGCTGGTACATTGGTTACCGTTGTTGTTAATGTTGCTCTTTTAGTTTTTACTGTTTTGACTATAATACCAGGTCCTATAGGAGAATGGTTTAGTCATGTTATTGAACCTTTAATTCATATTTTCGACAATGAGGCTATGGGAGCTGGGTTACAAACTCAGATAGAACCACCTGACCCTTCTTATGTCAATGCTATAAGTAGTTCAGAAAAAATATTGGCTAAACAAAAAATATTTAATACCGATACAGTCGAAGGTCAGATACAGTCATCATTAGCGTTAGCAAATAATCTTTACATTATACAAAGTAGATATTGCAGAATACCTGATACAACCGATTACCAAACAGTAATTTATACATATGTTGGAATATATAACGTGCGTTACAATGTGTATGAATATTTTTATTGGAAAACTATTTCTATAACTGATATGATAAATATTGCAAATAATGACAATGAAGCTGGTATATATGTTTATTCAACTCAAGCAAAAAGTGAAATTTTAAATTATTTCTTAGCTAATTTATATTATCACGATTCAACTTTAAAGGCAAATGACCTTGCAAGAACAAATAAAACAGCTGATTATAATGAAATAATTCCACCATACAGTCAATATTATTTTATTCAAAATCTGAATCAACCTGATAAACCATATCAAGTAAATATGACTAAATTTGTTTATGATGACGAAAATAGTTTATGGTCGTATATAAAATATGTAATTCCAAGTACTCCTTTTTATTTTCCAATTCCTGATTCAAAATTAAATATTACCGCAATCACAACAATTCCTTATTCTTTTCACTCTGAAGATGAACTGTTATCTTTAAAAGTTCCATTAAATACATTTTATACACAATACCAAATAATTTATAATAGTATGATAGCAAAAGGAGAAAAATTTAAAAACTATATAGGTACAGACAAAACAAATTCAGTATTATCTAACCCAAATACGTTAATTACTCTTGCAATTTCTTTATTAAATACAATTCCAAATACATTATTATTTGATTTTACTCAAATAGATGATTCTCTTTTACAAATATTTTTAGATTTTTGTAATTCAACTTATGATTTCTTAAAACCACTGGGTGCAACTGACGATACAACAGTGTACCGTTTAGTTATTACACATACAATAGTTGATAGTAATGGATTAAATAAATCAATTGTTGAATGTATTCATTTTATATCTGATAGCCAAAGAACTATTCTTTTTCCATATATTAAACAATTTTATAAAAATCTTACATCTGACCCTCGAATTTCACCAAACCATACCCCACTTTCATTTGATATATTGGATAATTATGCATATATGTTTTATTATTTAGGTTTAAATAAAGTATTTGATACAACAGCTAACCAATTAATTGATACTATACCATCAGATGGTATAGATTATATAAGTGGTATGATGTTAAATACAGTTTATACAAATCAAATATTTACAAAATTACAAGTTGTTTACAATGATTTAAAAACTCTTAGTACAGGTCTTACTAATTTAAATACTGTTACAGCAACTTTTCAAACAACAACTAAACCATCAACATCATATAATGTTGGTACAAACAGTACTATAAATGCCACTTCACAAGCCGGAATTGTTCCTCCCGTTACAACAACTTTTACATCATATGCATACAATGCAATGAAGAATTCTACTAAAACAACTATTGCATCACCAGCGCCTCAAGTTCTTAAAGATATATTTTTTACTCAAACTACTTCAGGAATTTCTAAATTATATGTACCTTCTACTTATAAAGATATTGCAAATTATACAGCATTAAGTGGACTTAATCTTCAAAACCAAACACTTAGCATGTGTGCTTTATTTGTTGATATTTTAATTACTTTACTTCTGAATGATACTGGAGTTTTTATGAATTTGATGGGATACTTTGGTATTTTACAAAATTATTATAAAAATCTTTCAACTTTTAGTTTATCATCATATATAGATAGGTGGTACGCTAATTATTATGGTTTAAATACTCTTGATACCAATTTAAGTGCAAGTGATAATAGTACTGTTAGTAAATCACTTGATTATATTACTGTACCTAATGCATATTTTGAAGACATTTCTGGTGCAATTATCACTAAAACTACAAACGGAACTGTTCCTTTTTCAACAGTTACATCAAATGGAAACACGTATGTTAATTTTGTTAATGGTACAGTAAATAACTATGTATATAATGGTGATTTAGTGACAATAGAATATTTAATATCTATTGTTAATAGTATAAGGTACTGTATAGGTTTTACTGTACGTAATGATAATACGGTTTGGTTTATTGTTACAACACCTAATAAAATGAATACACTCAAATTAAAAACTACTTTGGATTTTAAATTTACAGTTTATAGTATCACCCAAGCATTAAATAGTAATTTTAATACAATTAATTACACAAATAATAGCTTTGGTGGTATAATTCCAGGTTCATTAGATAATACTTATAATCCTTTTAATAACAATTTAATAATAAAATCAAATGATGTTATTAAAAACGCATTACTGTTTTCTAAATATTTGAATTATGATGTTTTAAGTATAAGTGATAATATGACAGTTATGAAAAGAAATACAATTACTTCAAGTACACTTATTACAGATACAGAGATTACAACTGCTATTAGTAATGCAGCAACTAAAGGTAGTTTCATGTTTTCAATAAATACACAAAATTCAGATGTTATTTATTACACAACAGCAGTACAACTTGGACCAAGTATACTTCGTCCATTGGGGTTTTCTACACTTCCTCTATCATTAAGAACTACTACAAAAACTACAACTTATCCTAATTATTTGTGTTACAATAATTCAATTTTACCTTATAATAAATATGTATATGTAAAATGTACTTCAGATTATGTAACTTTAAGCTATGTACCTTTATTTACTCCAAATGGAGCATATCCTCGTCCAGACTATCTTATTCTTAAAAATGTTTCACCAGATTCAACAAAAATAATACCCACAAATTCATTAAAATCTTCTAATTATTCAAAAACAGGTAATGATTTAACATTTGCAGCTTCGAGAAAAGCAGGTACTCCTGTATCAGATTATGAACTTTCTGTTTATACGGCAATAAGAGATACCAATAATGAAACAATAACCGGGTTTTCAGTTGGTCCATCATCAAGTGCTGTAAAGTTTTATACACAAAATTTAATTTTTTATAATTACGGTACTCCAAATGATGAAACTTATTATTTAGGTAATTTTGAAGTAGAAAATATAAAAGCTGATGTACTAGCAGATCAAACTACTGTTTTGACAACTATTACATCTGGGCTTGTTAATCCTGTATTTGCTTCTATGTATAAACCTGGTATTATTTATCCAATTGATACATACAAAGCCCAATGTTCTGGTACAGGAGTTCCTGCACCATTAGGTTTTACAAGAAATCCAAATTATTGTCTTTCATTTAAATACATAACACTTTGTGCTTTTGGGGGACCTACTGTATTAATGGTAGGTTCGGATAATAATATTTGGCAATTTAACGGTCATACAAATGCTCCTACACTTTATATGAATAGTTCAAAATATGGAGAAATTAATTCAATTACTCAATGTTTTATGGGTAACCCAGGTCCTCGTTCTTTACAAAAATTCAATACTGAATCCAATAGTATTATTTATAGCCAATATACACTTACAGATTTAGCAGGAGGATGTGATGGTACCATACACCGAACCTGCCGTGAATATTCCATTAGGTCTGGGATTGGGGTGACGAACCATTGGGCAGCTCTTAATATTTTGGGAGGACAAGCTTTTCAACAAACTATGTATTCCTATCTTTTAACTTATAAATCAGGTAGTTCTTATTATATTAATTTAGTAGGACAAACACCTACTACAGGGGGTATAGCATTTGCTGATGCATGGAGCAGTTTAGTAAATAATAATAAATTTGTAGCTAAACAAACAACTGGTGTAATTAGAAATATAGTTGCGCGATGTGGAAATGATAACAAGGGAGATGGGGCTTCAGCAGCAGATGGTGAGGAACATAATTTAAATTGGTCTCCTCAATATATTAATAATGTAATAAATGATACAGCTCAACTTTTTATGCAATACTATAATGACGAAAATATTTATCTAGTAGACCAAGGAGCTCTTTTTAGTAACTATCAGTATCCAGCTAAAGTAAATCCTTGGGCGGCAACAAATTGGCCTGATTTGCCTTTTTATTTCGTCCCGGCTTATTCACGTGGACCTATCGGTATTCCCCCTGGTTTAACAAGTACAAATGAAGTAAAGACACCAGGATTTCCTTTCCCTATAGGTGAAAAAGCTGATTGGATTGCCTCTTCTAATAACATTGATGGTGATTTATTATTGGGAAGAGGAAATGATATTCTTAAATTAGATATAAAATTGCGAGCATACTCTAATGGTGGTAGTTTACTTTACCACGTTAAAACAAAAAAAATGGGTACATTAACTGACACGTTTATGGCCGTACCTAAAACTATGGATAGTATACATCTGGTTGGGATAAATTCACAAGGTGAACTTCAAAATATACGAGATGATTTTACAGTAACCGCCGATTTCCCGGAAAATTTAATGTTAACTACACCATCAACACCACCAAGTACTACAACTACACCTCAAATAATTGATGCTCCAACATTATCAAAAAATGTAATAACAACCCAAGAAGTCGCAAATGAAGCAAATGTTGATTTAAATCTTAATGTAGCATCTGGATATATTGATAATTCACTTGCAACAAATGCCATATCTAAAAATATTGATGCGTACAATGCAATGATATGTCTAAATAATATAACTGGAAAAGATAATACATCAAATCCACTTATAGTAGCAAATACAACAAGTGGAATATGTTATGACCCAACATTAATACCAAGTAAATTTGATGTTATTGATTTATTTAATCCAGATAATTCAAATGTTGTATCATTAACAGCTGGCATAAACAAAGCATTTCTTATTATTGAATACTACTCCAATGAAATATTGGCATCTACGATTTTATCAGGTGATAAGTCTAGATGGATGAGTCCTCCAACAAATGGAAGACCAATTCAATTTAATGGAATCATTCAATTAAAGTATGGGTCATTTGCAGGTATTGAATACAATACTAACCAAATATGGACTTCTGCAACTTTATCAGGTGATAAGTCTAATTGGGAAAATATTTCACCATCAGTGTATCCATTTCCATTAAAAGCACTCACGCAATTAAATGATGGCACATTTGTTGCTATTGAATACTGGACCAATGACATATACATTTGCCCTACTTTATCTGGTTACCTCTATGATTGGAAGTTTGTAAGACCTAAAGAACCAATTACATGTAAATCAATTATACAATTACAAAATGGAACTTTTGTTGCTATTGAATATAATAACAGTATAATATGGACCTGTACAACTTTAGCTGGTAGTTGGGTAAATTATGGTGAACCACAATTTGACTCTAATGGTAGACCTAACCCAAATTTCAAATTGAATAAATACATTCAATTAAATAGACTGATTCAATTAAAAGACGGGACATTTGCCGCTATTGAATATAATACAAATCAATTGTTTACATCTAGAATTTTATCGGGTTATAAAGATGATTGGACGGCTTCTCCAGCAAACGGAAAACCAAATGGAATAAAAGGACTCGCACAATTTTCATTAATATATGACCGAGCAGCAAAAGATGCCGAATACAAAGCAATCGCCGAAGCCAAAGTAGCAAATCAAGCCAAAGCCAAAGCAGCCAAAGAAGCAGCAGACGCAGCAGCAGCCAAAGCAATAGCAGACGCAGCAGCCAAAGCAATAGCAGACGCAGCAGCCAAAGCAATAGCAGACGCAGTAGCAGCAGCACAAGCAGCAAACGGAGGGCGTTTGGGGGGGGGAGCGCGGGATGCAGCAGCAGCAGCCAAAGCAGCAGCAGAAGCCAAAGCAGAAGCAGATGCAGCAGCAGCAGCCAAAGCAGCAGCAGATGCAGCAGCAGCAGCCGCACTCAAAGGTTTTGCTGCTATTGAATACTATACGAATCAAATATGGATTTCTCAAATTTTATCAGGTGATTCACTTAATTGGAAAAATATTTCACCATCAACAAATCAATTTGCATTAAAAGCACTCACACAATTAAAAGACAGTTCATTTGCAGCTGTTGAATATTACACCGATCAAGTATGGACTTGTGCGAGTTTATCAGGTGATAAGTCCAAGTGGAAACCTCCTAACGATAACGGAAGACCAATTAAATTTAAAGGAATAATTGAATTAAATGATAGGTCATTTGTCGGTATTTTATCTGATACTGGTGAATTATGGACTTCTGCAACTTTATCGGGTGACCGTGGCAGGTGGGTAATTGCTAAAAACAACGGAAGACCAATTAAATTTAACGGAATAATACAACTAAAAGACGGTTCATTTGTTGCTATTGAATTAGGTTCCAATTACATATGGACTTCTGCAACTTTATCAGGTGATGCATCCAAGTGGATAAATATTTCACCATCAACAAATCAATTTCCATTAAAAGCACTCGCTCAATTAAAAGACGGTTCATTTGCTGCTATCGAATACTATACCAATCAAATATGGACTTGTGCGACTTTATCAGGTGATAAGTCCAAGTGGAAACCTTCTCCAGCAAACGGAAGACCTATTGGATTTAAAGGACTCATTCAATATTCATTATAACTTTTAGTTAAACATACTATTTCGGTGTACTCTTTTTTGAATTAATTGTTTTTTTGCTTCTATAGCAGCTCTTTCGTCTTTTTTATCATTTATAATTTTTTTAATTATAAGGTACGCAAGAAATATTAACAGTAAAAAAAGTGCTATTGTAAGAATTCTGTTATTTTTTATAAATGTAAAAATTATATCAAACATTTAAATTTAAATTTATTTTTTTTTAAAAAAAATATCCGTTCTAATTATAAATTCTTTATAATGGCAAAAAACCCAATTGAACTCATCATGGAATTTGCTGACATAATCATTATGGTATTTCTTGCTTACTTCGCATATAAATTGTACAAACTTTACCGAGGTGTTGAACCATACGATAGCAAACACAAGTGTGGACTTGATCCTATGTGTATTCTTTACAACTGGAAATATGTTCTAGGAATGAAAAGTTTCGAGGAAATTACGTGGGACTGGTCTTCAAAGATAGGTTTTTAATAAAATTTTTTCTTAAGAAGCTTGGCTTATTCTCCAATTAAATTAAATTTACAAAAAAATATTTATTATAATTACTGTAAATTATAATGAATAAATTTTCTGACTTTTTTGATAAAAACAAAAAAGTAATACTTGTTCTTGTTATTATATTTGCTGCATTTCTTTTATTTAAGAAATTTTTTATGAGTGCATTTGGAGCTGTACTTGCAGCAGGACAAACAGATAAAAATAGTTACACATCCAGTATATCTGGTACTACAACTGGAGCTTCAGTAATTTCTAGTTATCAATACCCAGATCCTGCTCTCAATACAAGTGTTCTGGCTCTTCTTCCAAATAATGCCAGTGATTCAGGTGGTCCAACTACTATAGGCCTAACTGGATGGGGTATAATCTCTGGAACAGGTATATCATTTTCGGGATCAAATGATATATACGGTAACGCAATCCCAGTGACATTAACAACTGTACCCAAAAGTTCAAGTATTCCATCTGAAATGAGTTTATTAACTTCATTTTTAAGCCAACCTGTTTACAAACAGTTTATGTTTAACACACAACCAGTAACACCTGTTGTTTTAACTGCCGTAGCATCAGGTAGCCCAGCAACTGCTCCTATTGGCAATTTTACAAGTAATCCACAGGGAGGACCTTTGTTTTTACTAAACAATTTAATGAAAGAATATGCGACATATACTAATTCACAAACATCAACATTTACTGTAACTGATCCATGGTTAAATCAAACACTTGTATTTTATCCACCAACAGGTAATGCGGCAACTACAAACGGAGCAACAAGTTACCCAGTTAATGCAAAGATACTTGTTTATTCAGGACCTACAGCAACTGGAACACCAATTGCAACAATGAATAGCGATAGCACTATACAGCTTTCACTTTACCAAGCTATAGCTATAAAAGCAAATTCCACAAATGCTGCATTGCCTGTTTACGGGCAAACAGCCGGAGCAAGCGGAGTTCCAAATAATTTCCAAATAGCTCGGACAAATATTATATCATCCGTACTCAATGGAATACACCAGCTGTATGCAAATAGCCCAGGACAAACCACTCAAGGAACTGTCGGCTCCAATCTTTTTATGGCAACGGCAACAGCTCAATATGGTACAGCCCAGCCTTATGTATTTAATACAAACTCGGCTCCATCTATACAGGGTTATACAGGAACACCTCCCGCTTATGATGGAAAGGGTGGTATCATTGGCGACCTTACAAATAATTATTCCCTTGTAACACCACCAAATGGAGCAACAACATGGACCTCTTCAACAATTGCTTATCAAAATGGTATTGGATTTACACCAAATGTTAAGAATGCTGTTTGGGCCTACGTTATTGCACGCGACCAAGCAATTGCAGCTTGTATGGCAACTGCTGTACTTAATAATCTGTAAATCTTTACTTTTTCTTTAATTTACATTATGTTTTCTCGAAGTATAAAGATGTAACCAATTTGCCCTTTTAAACTCGGTGGAAGGTCCATACAATACTGTAAGGTTAACATAAAAAATATTTTATCACGAGTCAATTTATTTAAATTAAATTTACAAAAAAAATATTTATTATAATTACAATAATTATAATGAATAAATTTTCTGACTTTTTTTCTAAAAACAAAAAAGTAATACTTGTTTTTATTGTTATATTTGTTGGATTTCTTATATTTAAAAAACTTTTTATGAGTAGATTTGGATCAACAACACTTGGATCAGGACAAACAGATAAAAATAATTACCCTTCTGAAATAACAGGTACTAATACTGGAGCTTCAGTAATTACTAGTTATCAATACCCAGACCCTGCTGTGAATACAAGTGTTCTGGCTCTTCTTCCAAATACTAGCATTGCTGCAGGTGGTCCAAATACTATAGGTGTAACAGGATGGAATGTAATGTCTGGAACAGGTATACCGTTTCCAGCAGATACGACCGACGTGTATGGTACTATTACCAATACCGTGAAATTAACAACTTCATCCCGCGCAAGCATTCCTTCCGAGCTATCTTTACTTCAGCTGTTTTTAAGCCAACCTGTTTACAAGCAGTTTATGTTTAACACACAACCAGTAACACCTGTTGTTTTAACTGCTGCACCAACAACATCAGGTAGTTCAGTAGTTGCCCCTATAGGTACCTTTAGTGGTACTCCTACAGGAGGAGGTCCATTAGATCTGTTAAACAAATTAATGGCCGCATTTGCAATAGCTGTTGGTAATAGTACAACTACAATTAATGTGTATGATAAATGGTTAAATCAAACACTTGTGTTTTCCTCACCATCAGGTACACCAACAACTGCAAACGGAGTATCAAATTACCCAGTTAATGCAAAGATACTTGTTTATTCAGGTAATGCTACAAATGGAACACCTGTTACAACAATGAATAGTGATAGCACTATACAGCTTTCGCTTTATCAAGCTATAGCTATACCAGCAAATTCAACACTTAACACATTACCTGTTTACGGACAAACAACCGGAGCAAGTGCAATACACCTTAATTTCCAAATAGCCCGTACAAATATTATAGGAGCCGTACTCAATGGAATACATCAACTTTTTGGAAATGCTCCAGGACAAACTGTATTAAATACCCCGGGCTCCAATCTTTTTATGGCAACGGCAACAGCTCAATATGGTACAGCCGGTCCTTATGTATTTAATGCAAACTCGGCTCCATCTATACAGGGTTATACAGGAACACCTCCCGCTTATGATGGAAAGGGTGGTATCATTGGCGACCTTACAAACAATTATTCCCTTGCAAGTGTACCAGGTGGAGGAGCAAATTGGACCTCTTCAACAATAGCTACATATAATAGTATCCAATACACACCAAATGTTAAGAATGCCGTATGGGCCTACGTTATTGCACGTGACCAGGCAATAAAGGATTGTATGGCAACTGCTGTACTTAATAATCTGTAAATCTTTACTTTTTCTTTAATTTACCCGTGGTATCAGTTTTTGTAACCTTTACTTGTATAGCATTTTTCTTTTTAACATCAGCCGGCTCTGGTGGTGTATCGTGGTCTTTGTTGTAATTACGTTTGTGATGTTCCCACAGAGCCGGTGAACCCATTTTAAATTTACGGCCTACTTTTGCTTTATACCAAAAAACTACATCTTCTATTTTATTACTAGTCGTACGATTGTTTAATACCAAACATTCGTAATTCTCAGTACACTGTGTCAACACTTCATTAAAAGCATCAAAATTGGGGAAAATACCAAAAAAATGCTTGTAAAGTTTCATTTTGTTTTCGAGGATGTTTTCTCGAAGTATAAAGACATAATCAATTTGCCCTCTTAAACTCGGTGGAAGGTCCATACAATACTGCAAGGTTAACATAAAAAATATCTTATAATGCCGTCCATTCATAAAAACACAACGCATATTTTTATCACGAGTCCATTTATTGTCAAACATACAATCATCCAATAACATAAAAACACTATTGGCAGGGTCCTTACAATTGTCTTTTTGTTCGGGCTTTAATTTCTTAAGAACACCTTGTTGGTGGGTTATTATTTTTTCAACAACCGGAGGCTCAAATTGTCCGTAAATAAACGAATCAGGTACAAATTCTTTATAGTGTTCGTTTGATTCTTCAGTACCACTCATTACAACTCCCATAGGAATCTTACGGAGATGATAAAGAATATCTGTCACTAATATTGATTTACCTGTATTACGTCTTCCGATAAATACACAAATACGACATGGGTCAATCGTTGTTGGGTCAAACTTTTTTATCTGAATATTCATAAAATATAAACAACCGTTTACATTTTTTGATTATTTAACTTAACTAAATTTAACGAATTTTACTTTTTCTTTTCACCCCATGCCTTCGTTGCCTCGAGAAAAAGTTCCTTGTGGGATTTTTTATCACTTTTGTTTTTTGCCATATATTCACCCATAAATTTATTGTACTCTGATGGCTTACGTGGTTTGCGTTCGGCCTTTGGCTTTTCCCCAATCTTTGATTCAAGGTCGGTAAGACGTTTTTCAAGTTTTTTAATAGTTTCGTCGGACATTTACCTTTAATTTTATTATTTTCGTTCCATTTTTACGAAAAAATTAAAGCTTTTTCATTTTTTCAATAACATCGAGCATGTGTTCGCGTGTACGTTTAAGGAGGGCCTTTCCTTCCTTTGTCTTTCCTCCAACGGGAACAAACCCAGAATCTGCATCAATTGTTCCTTCCTTAACGAGCTCCTTACGGGCTGCTTTCATTGCCTTCGCCCATTTGTCGCGGAAAGTTCCCTTTTTGTGACCCGCAGCTTGTTGTTTTTTACTCTTGTAGCGCTCGTTTCCATATCCATCTTTTACAAGTTTGATATCTTTCTTTGTAAGACCACCTTTGGTGTATTTTGCGGTTCCATGGAAAACCTCGGCTTTGGACCCATAATATTTAACTGCCATTCAAATTTAAAGCTTCTTGTAAAGATAATTTATTTTTTTTAGTTCAAAAATTAAAAGAAATTTAATTCGTTAAATAAATGGCAGAAACAAAAAAAGAAAAACCCAAACCAAAACCAAAAACAAAAACGAAATCCAAAGAAAAAGAAAAAGTTAAACCAAAAGAAAAACAAAAAGTTAAATCAAAGGTTAAACCAAAAGAAAAAGAACGTAAAGTTATTGTTGAAATAACTGAACCAGAAAAAGAAAAAGAAATTTACGCAGATAAACTAAAACACTTAATTTATAAAATGAAAAATCAAAACAATTTTAATGACACCGGAATAAGGTTTGCATGGAGAAATTAATTTCTTTAATTTGAAAATTAATTTGTTCGTAACAATTAATAAATGAGTAGTTGTGATAAATATAATCAATACGCAACGGACGTATTGGACCCAGAAGGAAATCTTATAACTATAAAGTGTTTTGATGGTGATACTATTTATCGCGAACAAAAGACATTTAGTGTCAATAGTTATAAAAATTATAACAGTACTGGATATTACAGTTGGATTGATAAGAACTTTAAATCTTATTCATTTCCAAGTGAAGATTTTGCCGACCCTGAAAAATCTTTCAATGAAATTTGTAACGGTGTGGGGTATTCACTCAAACAACAACAAAAGTTTGCTGGAAGAATTTTTAATACCAATACCGATATAAACAGTATGCTTGTTTATCATGGACTCGGTTCTGGAAAAACCCAAACAAGTATTGTTATAGGAGAAGCGTTTAAGGACCGAACTGTAAAGGGAAAACCAATTTCTGGACGTTCCGATTCCCATGTTTTTATTGTCGTTCCTGCAGCTTTGGAAAAACAATACTATGCAGAAATCATCGGTAAAATAGAAGCTGGTACTATAAAAGCTGCTTCCGGCCAAATTGTTATTGAAGGTGAACGCCAGTATTATGGAAGTGAACTTGTACGTAAGCAGCTACTGAAGTATAATGAATTAATATCAGAACTTCAAGCTCAAAAACTTAAGTTGATGAATGAAGGTGGAAATCCATTTGTAATTAATGATATCCAATCGAAGATAGACGATTACGTTGGAAAAACAAAACGTATTATAGAAGACCAAGAGTCGAAGGTAACAACCGTGTATGAAATATTTTCCCATGAAACATTTTTAAATCGCCTTTTTAAAATTGACCCCAATGGAAAATTTGTTCCACAATTCCGTGACCCACAGGGAGGTCGTTTGGATGCATTGCGAAATAAAAATGGACTACTCATAATCGATGAAATTCAAAATTTAGTAAGTGCAACTGGAACAAATTATCGTCGGTTACTTTATGCACTCGTTTATTATGCTTCACCAAGTTACCGAACTGTATTTTTAACGGGTACTCCAATTTACGATAAGCCGTACGAATTTGGACTATTAATGAATTTACTGCGAACCCGTATTCCATTTCCAGATGGACGAGATGCTTTTAATGATGTTTTTTTAGAAAACGAAACTTCTTTTATAAATCAAGAATACTTCAAAAAGATGTGTAGTGGATACATCAGTTACTTTAAAGGAGGTAATCCAATTGCATATCCATACAAAAAGACAACAATTATGTACCACCAACAAAGTGGATTTCAATACGACCAATATTGTGATGCTCTTGAAGATGAAGTTAAAAAGGATCTTCCATCTTCAAGAGATGATGATTATTTTGTAAGTGTAACAAAAGAAGACAACAAGACAAGTTCCGGTGTATTTAATAGTTCAAATCAAATTGCGAATATAGCATTTCCTGAATATCGTGGTACTAAACATATGAAAACTGTTTTAGATGGAAGTATAGCACAGTTTAAAGTAGACATCAGTGCAAAACTAAATGATTTACTTAAAAGAAATACTGGATTTGTTATTGGTGAAATTGATTCACTTACGGAACAGATGCTTGATTTTATAAATTATTTTAGTATTAAATTTTCTAAGGTTGCCGAAATGATTATAAAATCTCGTGGACCCATATTTGTCTTTTCAAATTACGTTACCTATGGAGTAAATGCAATGGCAACAATTATGAATTATTTAGGATACACCGATTTACATTCTAAAGAAGTACCTGGTCTTCGCGGAAAATATTTTGTATGGAATGGAGAAGCAAATTCCAAACATCCATTACACGTCGAAGAAGCGTATAAATTATTTAATAGCCCTGAAAATGTAGATGGTGCAAAATTGAAAATAATGTTTGGTACCCAAACGGTTATGGAGGGAGTTGATTTTAAAAATATAGACCAAATCCATATTTTAGACCCTTGGTGGAATGATTCTCGTCTCCAGCAAATTATGGCACGTGGTATACGTCTTTGTAGTCATAAAATGCTTCCACCAGAACGTCGTATTGTAAATGTATTTATCCATCTTGCTGGTATGGGAAGTTATGAAAAAATATTTGAAGTTTTTGTTAAAGACAGCAAAGGAACACCAAGAAAAATTATAACCGATATGCAAGTTGTAAACAAGGGTGCTCGTCCAGAAGATATTCTTATTCGTGAATCCTATGTAACAAAGCCAGACAAGGAAGGAAATGTTGAAATAAAAGGTTCCGATAAAACATTTGCACTTTCACAAGTAGTTATAACTGAAGGAGCTTCAGTTGGAGATATATTACATAAAGACATTCTTGTTTCAGGAGACCGTGCTCTGATAAAGGCATTTGGTGGGTATAATCATAAAAATCTTGCAAGTATATCGGTCCAGCAATACATGTATAACCGTTCACAGGCAAAATTATATGTTAATCGTCAATTTGAAAAAGCCGTTAAGGAAGTTGCTTTTGATTGTACCATTAACAAGAATGGAAACTTGGTTCGTCTTGATGAACTTTATATACCGAATAAATATTATGATGGTTTATGGGACCTTTATTATGAAAACTATACCACTGGTGAACGTTTTGTTCGTTTAGGAGTAAGTTCTAAGTATCCAGAAAAATACAAAAAGCGTTTTAACAATGATATTCAGCCAAATCTTTTTTTGCTTGAAGACATTCTGGAAAACACTGCGTTAAATTCCGGAAAGTACACTTTTCAATCAAAAACTCAAACAATCAAAACAAACGATTCTCTTATTTTACCTGAAAATATTAATTGTCAAATAACAGATTATACATTCAGATTTCCTAAGAAATTAGTTGACCTTACCATAAATAAACAAATGCTTCCACTTCTCGTAAAAATGATGGACCGCGACCGTCCCTTACTTTTTAGTATTTTGTTGGGTATTATTAATAAAACAGGACCCTTACAATTTGCTGACCCCAATTTATCAAAAAATCTTCGAGACTTTCTTCTAAAGAAATCACAAAAACGTAAGAAAATAATTGATGAGCTCAAAGAATCTGGATTTGAAAACAATACAGATTGGGATTCGTTAGGAATCAAAGAACTCGAAAATGCATGGAAATTCCTAATAAAAGAAAATTAAAATTTAATTTGGTTAAATAAAAAAATAACAGTTTTATTTAAACAAACTTCAATGGGAGACGACGTTTCGGAATTACGAAAAGAACTTGCAGCAGCTATGGCTTTACTAAAGAAACAAAAAGTTTCCTCAAAGGGAAGCCCGGCTGTTCCCAAAGGACCTCGTCCATATGAAACATGTGGATGGAGAGATGTAACACCGCTCCAAGATTATGCAAATAACCCAGCTCTTGCTCGGAAATTCTTAGCAAAGATTCTCGATGAAAGTGGTTTTCTGGATAATTACAAAATGGTTCCCATGCTTAACGAATGTGTTATGTCTTATCCAGCAACAAAGGGGACCGATAGCGGAGAATGGTTCGGAGTATATCTTCAGGACTCCGATGGAAACAAATCATGGATAACTGAAGATTCCAATGGAAATCCTGTACGCCAAAATTATGTATATTATTTTAAAACTGTTAAGGGAGATGATGGAGAATATGAAATAGACCAAACTACCCATCGTTTTTCTATGCCTCCTCAACTTGTTGGACTAAAACCATGCGCTCTTGGTCCCAAAGGTACATGTATTGTTCCACCCAAAGAAACAACTCCTAAAAAAGCGGCAAGTGCAGCAGCCAGTCCAGCTGCAGAGACACCAAAGAAAGCAAAGAAAGTGGCAGCCCCTTCATCTTCACAGGAAGGAGCTGCTCCGGTCGTTCAAATTCCAGCTGCTGAACTTGCAGGTGCTGTCGAAGCACTTAATCTCGGTACAGAAGAAGAAACAGTTAAGGGTTCAGTAACTCAGGAAGACCTTGCAAAGCTTGATGAAAAGACACTTCTTAAATGGATGGCCGAGCACATGTACTTCGAAGATGTTGCTGGATGCCTTCGCAGTTCAAAACTTTCAAAAGATGAAGCTGACCGGATAGTTAAATTAATGCAGGAAGGTAAGGAAGCAGTTGTCGATGAAACATCGGCGGCCGTTAATGCAGCATCATTCATGCCTTCTGATGAAGTTCGTAAGATGTTTAAAGCAATAACCAAACAAGAACTGGTTGCTGAAATAAAACGTATTTCAAATATGAACGACCAAAAACAAGCAATCGTCCAACTTTGCCAGCGAGCCGGTCTCAATTACACACTTGATACTTCCAGTAAGATACCAAAGATAATTGGACCAGATGGAAAAAATGTACGCCCCGATTCAGCACTCGATGACTGTGCTCGTGCAGAAGCTCGTGAGGCACATGTAAAATTAGGAGAACAAGTTGAACGCGCAACTAACCGTGCTCGAAAGATGATAGCTGGTAAATATCCAGCTTATGTACCACCAGCTCCTTCTGGTTCTGGTGAACCACCAGCAGCTACGTCTTTAACTGAATCTCAGACGAAGTTTGTAGCTGAATTCATTGATGACCTTCTTGACCTGATAAAGAACGACGAATATGATGATTTTGTTGCAGCCATTAATAATACAGGTATTGTCATTGAATTACGTGAAGATGGTATATACCGTAATAATGTCTACATTGAGATTGATAGCGAAGAAATGGATGACCTTATTGATGAAGCTGCACTTGCGTACATCAAGAAATTCAACGTTGCATTTGGTAAATCCCGTATTTCAACCTTTGGAATGACAAAAAAGCGCCGTCGCGTCAAGGGATGCAAGCGGATGCCAAAGGGTCACAAGAAACCCTTTAAGGTTTCTAAGATTCGCTCTAACTTTAAGTGTGCTGCTAAGAAGTGCAAAAAATCCGCAAATTACCGGAAGTGCATGACAACATCTCTCCGACGAATTTACCGTAAAAACGGAATGGGTGATGGAACGTGCGGAAATACCCGCCAGGTTGTTCCTGCTTTTGGAAAGAAAAAGAATCTTTTTATTCAAGCCGCCAATGCACGGAGTCGCCGTAAGGGAACAGTAGGAACATTTGGGCGGTGGTGCCGTCGCAACCATCTTGATACCAACGGAAAAGTATCTCTGAGATGTATTAACAAAGCTAAGAAATCAGGTAATACCAAACTGATTCGCCGTGCAGTGTACGCTCAAAATATAAAAGCGTATGCAGGTGCTAAGAAGAAACGCCGGGTTTCAATTGGTCGACGCACACGTCCACGTCTCTGTAAGAGACTCAAGAAGCGGTCCTGTCGCTCAAATCCTCAGTGTCGGTGGTCTGGTCGCCGGAAGGGTCAAAAAGTAAAACCTCGGTGTGTTCGCCGTCGCAAGGTCTATGAAGGACCAGCACTTCCACCAAAACGTTATAGCACTTCATTTGGAAGAATTAAAAAGAAGAAAAGCCGGTCAATTCCGAACAATAAGAAACTTGGTCCCAGACTTAAAGGATATTCTGGAAAAGAGCCCAAGCTTTCCGTTTTTGTAAGAATAAATGGAAAAATGTATGAACCGCGTGTTTCAAAATCTACCAAAAAAGGATACCTGAAAGCAACTATCAAAGGAAAAAAGTATCATTTTAAACCAAAGGGTCCTGAAAAATATGTAACACTTACACCAATGAAGGCAACCCGTCGCCGGGCTTCATTTAGAAAGCGCAAATCACCACGCAACAGATCCCAAAAATACATTTACCGCAAGCGAAGCACTCATCCAAAGCGAAAGTCTCCCCGGGTTTCTGCAACATCAGTTTCGGTAGGAACAGTTAAGAAGGGAGTTGATGGAAACCAGTGGAAAGTTAAAACAACAAAAAATGGCGTAAAACGTTGGGTTAAAATATAAAGTGTAAATATAAAGTTCCATGGATCGCGAAACTTTAAAGATTCCAAAGTTGGTGAACCCCGATAATTTTAAAATAACAATAACACCAGAAGTAAAAAAATTTAAGTGGAATTTAAATAAAATTCTTCTTATTTTATTTGTAATATTTTTAATAGTATTTTTGTGTATATCGAAGTACTCAACATTTGAAGAAGAACCGGTTCCATATTCACTGGTTTACGATTTTAAATAAAATAATTTAAAATTTAAATTTCATTTAATTAATCGAATTAAATTCATTTAATTCGTAGAATCTTTGAAAAAAAAGTAAATTAAAAATATATAAATGTCATCTCCCGAAGAAGGCGGTACAAAAATTCGGAGAAATTCCCCACCACCCGAAATGCCGCCACCACCTCCACCTCAGATGCCACCTCCTCCACAAGTCGACCCACGTGAAGATATGATGCAACAGCAAATGCTTCAACAGCAAATGATGCAGCAGCAAATGATGCAGCAGCAACCACAAGGGTATCAGCAACCACCTCAGCAAAATGCAATGGGTCCTACGCGTGGTATACTTAAGAAGAGTACATTTGGTGGAAAGAGTACATTTTCAGGAGCATTTGATTCTCCTACTTTAAAGTATACACTTTTGGTTATTGTTATTTTTATGCTACTTAACAGTAAGTTCATATGGAAACAAATTATGCATTTTCCATTGATGGGTTCTGCTGAGCCAAGTGTTGTAGCACTCATAGTAAACTCTGTTATTGCAGGAATGGCGTTTTATCTTATTTCATCCTTTTTAATTAAAAATTAAATTACATTTAAAGGAATAAAAATAAAAGTTACTAATACCTTAGGGTCAAAATGGAAAAAAGTATTTCTTCTAAAGAATCGCTTTTAAAAACAAAATTACTGGATTTTTATACTGAAAGTAATTTGAAAATACTTCTACCCATAATCTTACAACAAACAAGGCTTTCATTGAGGTCACTTGATTGGTTTGTAACAAATTATTCAAAAAAGTATAATACAAGTTATACTCTTTTGAAAAATGGAGAACCACTGAGTTACTTTCCATTTAAGAGTTACAAATCTCAGCTTAAAGCATATTCAAAGAAGTTTTGTGACCCATTTTGTCGCCGTGAACGTGTTATTTTTGACTACCGTAAAATGGAAATCATCGATTTTAACCCAAATATAAAAATGGACCATAAGGAGTACATCATAACAACTATCGGACAGTTAAATTTTTTCCGATTTGCGATAAGTGACGATATCATTAATTATGCTATAGAACATATAGAAGATATTGAAAATGACATGAATGGGACTCTTAAAGAACGTGAATCTGAAAAATCCCGAGCAAAGTGTAACTTTATGGAAGTTAAAAGTATCAAGCGCAAAGAGCTAAGTGTACCAGGAAATAAAAGCGTCCATATCACACGAATTAGCGCAGTAATTAAATTTGTTTAAAAAAAACATTTGTTTAAACTTAAAATTAAAATAAAAGCGAAATGTAAAGCAATGGAGCGCGGAACTACAATGCTTATCCATGCAACTATTATAGGTGTAGTTCTTTATCTTTTAATGCTCTATGTTCTTAAACAATCAAGTGTTGTTGCAGAAAACAGAAGTATACTGTGTGCTGCAGTTATTTTAATTTATATGATTCTTTTCGGACATGGATTACCAACAAGTATAAATAAAAATCTGTAAACTGAAAATTACTTTAAAAAATGAGTGTAATGAATACTAAGAAAAGGATTTCATTCGACTTATTTATGTCTAAAAATCTGAATCCTTTGAAGAAATGGGTATTTTCCAAAAAGTACTTTATAAAAACAACTGATTCCAAGGAACGCAAGGCAACAGCAACTCATTTTTTGCTGGATGGTGGTACATGGGGTATCGCAAAGGACGATTATCCCGAATTCTTGAATTTACTGGCTATTGACCTTCAAAATGGTGAAAAACATTACATTTGTGAGAACCGTACTCCTGTTTTCAAGTTTATTTGTGATATCGATATGTATGAAACTGAAACGGTAACACTCGAATACATTTCTAAGTTAGTTGAGTTATTAAATGGAATTGTCGAAGAATACTATGGTTCGTTCAAGGTTATTATTTGTGGTGCTGATACTAAAAAGGTTCTTTTAAATGAAACTGAGCTTATTAAATGTGGTTTTCATTTGGTGTGGCCGGATATATGGATAACGGTTGAAACGGCAAAAAAACTTCGTGTGAAATTTATTGAAAAACTAATCAGTACCTTTGGAGAACGTGAAAGCTACAACACTTGGGAAGATGTTGTTGACCTTGCAGTTTATGAAGACAATGGTCTTCGGATGGTTGGGTGTCGCAAGATGGTAATTTGTAAAAGCTGCAAAAACAAAAAAGAATTCCGTGAAACGTGTGAATCGTGTGAAGGAACTGGTAAAAAAGACGAAGGTCGTATTTATACACCTAAAGCTGTTTTGGGTCCTTGTGAACGGACATACTTTACATCAATTTCAAATTTTCATGTGATGCTAAATGAAACAAGTATTTATAATTATCGTGGTGTTTCTGCATCTGAATTACTTAAGGAACTTGATGTTGTTTTGAAAGAAAAGAAGAAGCGTACTGTTTCTAAAAATTCTGGTTCGGAAGATGAAACTACTTTGAAAATTGAATCTTTTATAAAGCGTAATTACAAAGCAACGCATAGCAAAATAAAAATTGTCAAGTTAACAAAGAATGAAAATTGTTATTATGCCGAACCCGATGAAAATTTTTGTATGAACGTAAACCGTAAGCACAATTCTTCTGGTATTTATTTTCAAATTACTCCGACAGGTGTTTGTCAGAGATGCTATTGTAAGAAGGAAACATCTGAAGGTCGGACAAATGGAATGTGTAAGTATTATGCAAGCCAAGAAATCCCAATTACTAAAATACTTCAAACTTTATTGTTTGGTATTGTTTCTAAGACATCAAAAAGGAAGATAGTGAATATGAATATTACTCGGAATGTTAGTAATGCTTCATTGGATTTATCTATCAGTTCAGTTGATAATCACAAAGAATCGGTCTCATTAAACAAAGAAAACTGTTTAAATAATTGCAAGAATATACTTTTTCAGATTGAAAATGAAATATTAAAAAAGTAATTTAAAAATAAAAGGTTATTTAAAACAAATGAGTCGATACGACGTTGAAGCTGCTCTTGACAGGCTTCGTGAACTTGGTGTTGATACAACAAATTTAAATGAAGACTACTATAAAATACCTTTGGAAAACATAGACCTTAGTAAAGTTGAAAGAGAACTTCCGACAAAATCAAAAGTTATTAGTAAACACAATATCATTGTTGATTCAAGACAACGTAATTATACTATTTACCCATTACCAAATGAATACCTTGTTGAACTTATGGAACCCCATCGTAATGTTGAACGTATTGAACTTATTGCAGCTATGATGCCTAAAACAGAATACAATATCAATTCGGAAAATAATCTTTTATTAGTAAGTGTTAATGGTGGTGCATTTGTAGCACTTACACTTACACCAGGACAGTATCTTATAGGTTCGAATGTAACTGGAAGTATTAATTACGTATCAGATGGAACTTCGGATCCTGTATTTGGATTAATTGCAGAACTTCAACGAGTCCTACGGACACTTTCTATTACATTTGATGTTTTTTTGGCAACCTTGCCTCCACCAAATGGTACTGGTAACAATGCATCTGTTCTTAATAGAATAGTTATTACAAATTCAGCAGTTCCATTTAGTATAGATTTTACTAATACATATTATAATTCAGGAAGTCCATTTCGAGTTATGGGTTTTAATAAAGAAGTTTACAGTTCGGGAACAAATGTTGTTATTTATGGAACAACGGACGGCGGAACATGTACTCCTGCAAATCTTCAAGCAGGTACAACACATACAGTTACAATAAATGCTCTTGCTGGGTCTTATGACTACAACTTAAAAGACGATCCGAAGTATATTATTATGCAACTTGAGTTTGGAAATAAATCGGCTGACCGAGTTGAAAGTTCAGATATTGCAACAAATCAAAAATTTGCTGTTATTATTTATGATGCAAATGATCCTGATAATATACAGACTTATAATTCAACAACAAATTCAACAAACCCAGTTCAAATTGCTATATCAAGACCACCTGGTAATTTAAAGGCTCTAAAGGGCTCAGATTTTGATAAAAAGGTTTTAAATTTTGAGCCACCTATAACTTTAGAGAATTTTAAAATTTCTTTTTATAAATATGACAATACATTTTATGATTTCCATAATCGCGAACATCTTTTAACATTTGAATTGGATGTTGCTGACTATGACCCTAAATACCGTTATTAAAAATTAACGGTTACTAAGTTCAGCGAAGCTCAACTACTTTAAACGGTTAAAGTTCCTTTTTTACTTTTTTACAAAAAAAAATTTACTTAACAAAATCAGCGTTTATAATTTAAAATAAAAGATGAACGTCGATTTTTGTAACGGAAAAGCGTACTTGGTTGATTCCAAAGAACTTAAAGAAAAAATATTTATTGAATGCGAATCGTTATTTGGAACAAGTTTAAAACGGGACAACTTCCCAGGTCCTCAGCCTGTTGCATTTGAACGCAAAGACTTTCCATTGAAAGAAGAATATATGGTTTGTGAAAAATCTGATGGTGAACGTGCTATTTTGTTGTTATTGCATATAAATGATAAACCGATGTGTTTTATGATAAATCGTAAGAATGAATTTTATTTTATGGATTTTTCTTTTAAGAAAGAAGTATTTGAGGGGAGTATTTTTGATGGTGAAATTATAAAAACAAAAGCAGGAACTTGGAAGAGTTCGTCAGAGACCAACGTAATTCCTTCTAATGAAGGAACTTGGAACTATCTTATCCATGATTGTATGGCGTACAATGGAACGAGTTTTCTTGAATTGAGTCATCGTTTGAGATATGCTTGTATAATTGATTTTATTGTGAAAAGATATGTTAACAAAGAGACAGATTGTTTGAATATCAAGACAAAATTATTTTATAAATATGGTAATGAAATTGCTAAAACATGGGAGCACATTAAGAAAACAACTGAAAATGAAATTGATGGAATGATATTTACACCTGTTGATAAGCCTATTATTTTTGGTAGGGATAATTCTTTATTTAAATGGAAAGAAAATAATACCATAGATTTTTTGGTAAAGGTTGTTTCGAAGAAAATGAATTTATATTATTACAAAAAGGCGTTGGCTATTTACAAAAGTTTTAAATCTGACAATATTAATTACAACAGTGTTATTGATTTTGTTCCTGAATCCGTTGACCTTACAAAGGGAGTTATTATAGAGTTTAAAATTTCCAAAGAACTTGAAACTTTTACACCGTATAAAATAAGAACCGATAAATCTCACCCAAATGGAGAAATTACCCTTAAAAATACTTTAAAGAACATTGAAGAATCACTTGATGTAAGTGATTTATTTTAATTTACACCCGGCGGCGAGTGGACCGGCGCCGACGAGCACCGATGGCAGACCGGCGCCGACGAGCACCGATGGCAGACCGGCGTCGACGACCGATTTCAGAGACACGTTTCTTGGAACCGACATACATACACCGCTTCTTCTTGTAAGCCTTGCGCTTACGACCACCTGCAGCTACGGACCGGCGCCGACGACCAAATGCAGCAACTGACCGGCGCTTGGATGACCGGGGCTTTGTGGACCGGCGCCGACGACGGCCGTATCCAGAGCTGGAGTAGCTTGGGAGAACTGCTTTCATTTCGTTGGCTGCGGCGGCTGTGTTCACGCTGGTGCAGGGGGAGGGGAAGAGACCGGTGCTGTTGAATCCAAGAACACCTCCCTGTCCGTTGGGGCAGAATTCGTATCCCATGGATTGATTGAGGGGAGGGTTACCGCCGTTTCCGAACCGGGACCGACGAGCACCGGCACAGTGGCGCTTGTAGAATGACCGGAATGCCTTCATGGCAGCCTTCTTGCTAACTCGGGCAGTCCGGCGACGCTTGCCGAAAGCAGGTACTCCCATCATTGGTGATCCCATCTTTGGCATGGCACCGAAGGATGACCGGCGGCGACGACCGAAAGACATTTCGTCTTCACCGAATGCATCCCGGCGACGACGGTGAGTCTTGGCAACCCGGCGCTTGTGGGTCTTCTTGTGGTGCTTCATTGATTTCTTGTGTGCCTTGATGAGCTTCTTGCGAAGGGCCTTGGCCTTGCGGAGGCAGAGCTTCTTGAGGGCAGCGACTTTCTTGTAAACCCGCTTGCCTCCAACTTTCTTGGTTGCCTTAACGCGGTACTTTCTGCACATGCGAAGAAGCTTGGCAGGTGGCTTGCGGTTGGCTTTAGAGCGTTTCTTAGATGCGCGACGTTTGGTGGTTCGGCGTTTTTTACCGAAGCTAAATCCGAGGAGGCCCATTTTATATTCTACCCCTAGAAATTATTTTTAGAATAAATTAAATTAAATTAAAAGTTAAAATTCTTGAATTTCATAAAAATGGAATTTGCTAATAAAAGAATTCAAATTCCAACGAATGAGTACTTTCGTTAAATTTTCTTTATTTTTTACATTTTCCGTTAACTCATTTTCTTTATCGACTTTAAATAATTCACGCGCAATTTGATAATTAAACGCCTCGGGTAAACTAACCTTAGTATTTTCTATATATTTTTCTATTGAATTGTACTTTTTGATTGCATTTAATGCAGTAACAGGTCCTACCTTAGGAATCGTACATGTATAATCACATCCACAAAGTATACAAAGGTCTACAAATGCTTCATGGGTTAATTCAAGACCCTCAAGTACTTTGTCAAGATAACAAACAAAATAATCGTTTTTCTTATTAAAAATAACATTTGTGCCTCCAAATGTCAAACAATCGGTATCTTCTGTAAGAATATAATCTGAGTACCCATTCTTTTGTAAAAATACGCATCCCTTTTCAGCTTCTGTTTCAGAAATCAAAAAAGGGATTCCTAAACTTTTTAATAATTCCATAACGTCCAGAGAATGTTGGCGCGTTACTTTTTTCACATTTTTTTCAAGTGCGTTGATTTTTTTATGGATTTCCTTTGCTTTTTTAATTTCGGATTCTTCCGTTTCGTTATCGGAATCAATAAAAGCTTCCTCAAAAATTGTAACCGATTTAACAGATTCCTTTAAGGTTTCAATTTGTTCTTTGAGTTTTATATTTTGTTCCTTACGTTTATTCAATATTTCGCGTTTTGCTTCTGGAGGCTTACCGTCAAAAACAAATATCATTTTTATGTTGTGGTCTTGCAATTCAATTATTTTATGTAAAAATCCGAGTATATGAAAATTATCTGCATTATAAACAAAACTATACTTATAAAGCAAAATACTCGAATCTATACATACTGTTTTACCAGATATTTCATTTAACTTAAGTTCCTTAATAGCATCGGGAACATGCTTTTTAATAAGAGATTTTATACCTTTGATTCCCATCTACGCAAGTTTCCCCTTTCTTTTATAACGCTTAAATTTTTAAATTAATTTTCATCTAAAAACGGTACGTATTTTGATGGTTCGGGTTCTGATTCAGATTCTTCAATAAACATAAACGTTTCTTTCTTTTCCGTTGGTGTATTTCCATAAAAAGACCCGATGTCTAATGTTAATCCCGTATCTTCTATCTTTTTACGAGGTGGCTTGTACTTCGGGTGTTTCTGAATACCCTGTTCGCGATAAACTAGTACATTGTCCCAAAATTCTTTCATTTTTGGAAGTTCCTTAGAAAACCATTCGCGATCGCGATGAACCTCTACAACATTCATAACAAAATCGTTGTCACTGTTACCTGGAATAAACTCAATAAAGTGTGCGAGTTCGAGGTCACAAATTTCAAGATTCAAAAGAACTTGGGAAAGGTAATGGTGGGGAACCTCTCCCATAACTATTTTACGCTTTAACGGGCACTTCACTTCCAAAAGTATACCATCCGTTGTAATTCCATCTGGAGAACCACCTAACCAACTGTGGTCCCTATGAATTAAAAGTCCAAATGATAGTACCTCCTTGTTGTATCGTTCAGAGTACCGTTCAACCGCGATGTCTTCGTAATGGTTTCCCCACCGAGTTGCTTGATTTCCTATAAACGGCTTGGGATTGGCATTACATTTATCAACTAACAAAGCCCAAGGTGTTTTATAATTGTTTTCACCAAGCACTGTTGGTATATCACTTGCTGTAATTGCGTTTTCACGTTGACGATACCATTCAGGAGTACGTTGTTCGTATTGGGGAATAGCCAATAGCTCTTGAACTCGTGGGTGAATCATTTTTTTAATTTAAGTTCCTTTTCTTTAAACTCTTTTAAGGTAATTTATGTCTGAATTTACTTTCTTTAAAGCAATTCGAACGCGGTTTTTTCTTTTTCCAAAATCCATATTTGACGGTGCACTGTAATAACCTTTATTTCTAACGGTGAGCGGGCTTACAAATTCATTTCCTTTGAATTTTGGTGGAATTGAACTTAATCCAAATTCACCAGTGAGATGGTGGCTTTCTTCATCAAGAGTTTTGTTTATCTCAGCGAGCATTGGAGGTGTTAACCCCCATGGGCTTGCTATTCCAGATGCCATTAAAGCTTCTTATAAATACAATTATTTTTTTTAATTTAATAAAAGTAATTATAAATGGAAAATAAAAATTTAGTTTTTTTAATATGTCTTTTTGTTCTGATTTATGTGTTGTATGTAATAAATAAGAAAGTTGCGTTGATAGTTTTTATATTTGGATTTACAATCTTTATTATAAAACAATTACCCATTGAACTTGATAAATGGTTACACACTAAATTAATAAATTTACCGGAATATCTGAAATGCGCTCTTGATATTAACTGTGGTCACACAGGATGTGGGGAACATTTAAATGATACATTTGAAGCTCAGAAAAATGCAGATGTTGACTTTTATACAGTCGGACATGTGATATTCTGGGTTTTACTTGCAAAAGTAGAACCAAGATTAACACTTATTCATGTTTTATTAATAAGTTTGTTATGGGAACTTATTGAAATATATGCTGGATGTCAGGGATTTAAAATGCATGGACGTCTTACAGATATATTTTTTAATGTTTTGGGATTTTGTATCGGTAAAAGTATTTAATTGTCTTCATGGATTTTTGGTGCCAGACAGAATTGAAGTTTACCCAAATTGGCAACGTTGTATTCAATTACCAGTGGATATTCCTTCTTGAGGAAAATCTCGACGGTACTGCAAAGATTAGTACTCTTGGTAAATGAATTCAGATACTTCAGGTCAAACTTCTCACTTACATTTTGGTTCTTTTTGGAAAAAATTAAACCATTCTGTGCTTCCCCGATAATTATCTTTTGAGATGCAAAGTCTCCATTTGATTCAAGAATAAATTTAGATTCCGTACTACTAATAGTTACCTGATTACTAATAACCGAAAGGTCTCTACAATACTTCTGAAGGTCAACCGATGGCATGGATATAACAGAATCGTATTGAATATCTGGAATATCAAGTTTTTCTTCTGAAATATCGAGCATTTTCAGAAAAGATTCCATGACTGTATTTTTTTCTTTATTTTCAATGCGAATACCGAGTTCATTCATTGCATTTTTACGAATGAAAAGTGTAAGTACATCGTTGTTACTCACTGTCTTTAGAATCTTGAAAAAATAAATCATGTTAATTCCACACATGTTCTTTGAAGAACAATGATATTCTTCAAAATTGTCTTTTACCAGTCGGACATATACCAGGGCAACCCTGGCATTATCCATTGTCATGATTTTAAGCCCATTGTTATCGAAATATAAATTAATGTCAGTGAGAACTTCTTTGAGTGATTCAACAAGAATCTTAATACTCTGCGATTGGACGGTTTTGATATAAAGAAGATAATCGTCCATATTAAAAACGAAGTTGGTCTTTTAATTTTTATTTTTTTAAATGGTTTCGGATAAAGAATATGTATTAATAATTTTACTATTAACTATTTGTAAATTTACATTAACATTGTCAATTTTATCGTAATTTAATAATAGCATTTCAGTTGTTAATGGTTGTCTGTTATTAAGATATTTCTTTAAATACTTCGTTATGTATTCTGTTTTATTATTGTAATTAAATGTCGCACAAATAATTGAAGAATATTTATTCATTAATTCGGTTTGTTGTATTTTTAAATCAAATGTATCTATAAATGAGTCTTTATTGTATACATTTATGTATTCAGTTTCGTTAATATTGTAATGAATATAAATAAACATTTCCGAAAAACTTCGAAACAATTCAATGTCAAGCCCGGTCGTATTTAAAAATTCCCCGTAATTTATAAGTTCTTCTTTTAAAAATGGTTCTACTTCAATTTTGATAATTTTTTTGTGTTCGAAGTATTCCCACATTGGCTGGGTTCGATGTTTTGTGTTTAATTCAGGAAACCATTCGTTAAATTCCGATTCATTTGTTATTTTACAAATGATGTAAATTTTTGAAATTAAAGATTTGTTTTTAAGAATTGGTTGTGGTTTTTTATGGATTTCATGGTATAAATTTAAAGCATTTACAAAACCACCCTTTAGAAACCCAAGAACATGTTCTTTTAAAAGAATACCCGATAAAAATCCACAAATGATTCCCTTCATTGTTAAAAATTTAACTTTCTTTTTTTTAAATTATATTAAAGAAATTATTAATTTTAATTTAAATATGGAAACATTAAAGAAAAAAAGAGGACGTAAACCTAAAAATTTTACAATCGAAGAAGTTCCCGTCCAAACCGAAAAAAAGAAGCGTGGACGTAAGAAGAAATATGAAATTGAGAATTTTGAGAGAATATTAAACAGAAATGAAGATAACAATTTCGACCATCATGTCATTTATTCAGATGATGAAACACTCCCTTCAGTTGAAGAAAGTTGTGTTAAAAAGATTTCATTTGGAAATCTAGATATCACTGTTTCTAAAAAAGCAGAAACAGAAAATGTAAATGATTTTAAATTTAAAACTCGAACAAATTTCCAATCTTCAATTGATAAAGACGAATATTCATCGGATGAAGAAAAAGAAGTACCAGTAGAAACTTTTATCAAAATGGATGAAAAAGTTTATACCGAAACAAAAAAATATGCACCAAAAATTGTTTCAGACTGTAAAATTGAAAATTCTCTGAAAAAAATTAAAATCGTAAGAACAACAAAAGAACAAATAAAAGAACCTTCCGAGTGGCCTGAAAAATGTGATGTTTGTTGTTGGTGGTGTTGTCATAAATTTGATTGTAGTCCATGCACTCTTCCTGTAAAATATGACTCTCTCAGAAAAAGATTCTCATTTGTTGGACTGTTTTGCTCGTGGAATTGCGTTAAAGCGTACAACTTTGACAAAACAGACCATAGAATGTTAGAACGTTCAATGTTAATTACATTATTGATTCAGCAAATGTATGGAGTTACCAAATCAATATGTATTAAACAAGCACCTCCACGACAAACACTTAAAATGTTTGGTGGATATCTTGATATAAATGAATTTAGATACCCAACTGATGTCGATGAGTACCATATTAATCTTTTGCGATTTAATTATATTTATCCAGAAGTAACTGAAGTTACAAATGTAAAAGTAAAACCAGAAAAGAAAAATTTACGACTTTCTAGACCAACATTCATTTAAAATAAAAGGTTAGTGATAAAAAAATTATCATACAAATAAGAAAGAACATAACATAATTCTTTACATCGGAACAAACTGTACTCTGGTACTGATTTCCAAAATTGCTGCGATTTCCGCCAAAATAACTCACGTTATTGGGTGAATTGCTGTAATTTGAATTAACATTTGCGTTGGAATTAACATTCACCGGGGTATACACTACTTCTTTAAGTAGCCATTCAGGATGATTAATAAGAGCATAATTTCGAACAATGTCATCAAATTTTGGATGACCTATTACTTTCATTAAGTTATAATCAATGTCATCTTGTGCTGTATTTGGTCTAAAAATGGCAGTTTGTTTGTCCGGATACCCTATACGTGCGTAGCTTTGTTGATTTGGTGTTGTATCGGGTGGTGGGGGTTCTGAATTTGTTTGTTTGGGTTTTTTAGAATCCATGTTATTTGATTCTAAAATTAATTTCGTTAAGTGTGCTATTTCTTCTTTCGTATCTTTTATTTGTTTAGAACCCAAATTAAATGCATTTTCAACCGGGGAAAAATTAAGTCGACTCATTTTTACACTTTGCTTTTACAGTTATTTTATTTTTATCTAATATTTAATTCAAATCCACCTCCGCCCTTTCCCTTCTTACCAGTTGCCTTAATTGTCTTTACCGTACTCCCAAGTGATACCGTTGAAACATCACTAGCGCTTTCGCTTGATGCAATCGAAAAACGGTCATCATCGTTTATTGGATTTTCCTCGTAATAAGCTCCACTTTGTGGACTATTGTAAGCTCCACTTTGTGGACTATTGTAATTTTGTGGAGTATTGTAACCTTGCTGTGGCATTGGTGTCTTCATTGAAAATGCGTTGGGCGGGGGCATTGGCGGCTGCGGGTAATTCGATGCCAGTGGCGTTCCATTAAATAAATTCTGGTCTAAATTTGGTCCTCTCATTTCTTTGCGAACTCCTCGCGTTTCCATGGGCGGTGGCATTTTGGGTGGTCCTTGGTTCATTGGCTGTTGCATACCTTGGGGACCCATCTTATTCATATCTTTCATTCCTTGACTGAGTGCACCCATCATGCCAGCCATAAAGTTCGGGTTATTTTGTCCTACCAGATTACTCATCGTTGGACCCTTAAGTAAACTATTTGTAAGGTGAAACATGAAAGCACTTCCTCCTAACATTAACAGTAGTTCTATTTCCGGAGCAACTTCTGCCTTGGAACTGTACTTTTCATGGAGTTTTTCAAAAACATTGTCGTAGTCGTCAACAGATTCCATAACATTTTCGGACCATCCTTCGAGTTTTATATTAAAGGGGTCAAACTTCTTATTTAAAAACTCAATACCAGTTACACAGGCCATGAGACAACGGCGGGCAAATTTAATACCGGCTTGGGATTCTATAAATTTCTTAACTTTTTCATATTCAAACATCATTTCTTCATAATTTGAAGTCATGTTAAACTTTTTGGTAAATTCGAATCCTTTCTTTTCCAGTGCAGCTATCTTTATAAGAAGGTCCTGCTTCATTTTTTGCTTGTCTTCGAATGAATTTGTTTGTTGGCGAGGCTCTCCTTCATATGCTTCTGAACCTTCAGAATAACTTCCTGCTTCAGAAGAATCTTCGGTGTATTCCGATTCATCATCATAATCATTATTTTGTTGTTGAGAAATCTTTTTGGGATTTGAAAACATTGAGTAGTCATGGCGGGGAGGTTGTCTCTGTGAAATACTTTCCTTTTTCCTAAGTACTTTTTTGGTTTTCTTTTTACGTGGAATACTTTCTTCGGAACTTGAACTGTAACTGCTTTCGGAAGAAGTGTAGTCACTCTCTTCTTTTCGAATAACTTTAATATTATTTATTGGTTTTACGCTTTTTACGTCAACTACTTGGTTTGTGGAATCACCTTGACTTACTTTAATGAATTGGCTCATTTATACTTTATTTATAGATTCTTTAAACTTATTTAACGCAAATTTAATTTCATTTAAAGTTAAAGTTATTTTAAGTTCAAATGTATTCTCGGTGGAATAATAATAGTTATACATGGAATTACAAAAAAGTAAATAAAAACCAAACAAGGTATTCTGCAGGAATACTTCCATACACATTCGACCAAGAGGGAAAATGCCTTTTCTTATTGGGAAAAGATAATGATAACGATTGGTCCGATTTTGGAGGACGCTGTGAATTTAAAGACCGTTGTGACCCTATAAATACGGCAACACGGGAATTCTATGAAGAAACTCTTGGAGCCGTTCTTACCATTGAAGAATGTATCAATAAACTGGGAAGCTCACCTACAAAAATTATTTCAAAAACTCTTAATGGAAGTCCATACTACATGTACCTTGTTTTTATTGATAATTTAAATTATTCTGAAACATTCAATAAAACATCCCAATTTCTACGATACCAGTTTGACAAACAGGAAATGAATAAACTTATTGAAAAAAATACAATCCGGTGGGTAAGTATGGATACTCTTCTGGTTTGTATTGAAAACGAACAACGAAATGCACCGATTTCACTTCGTGGTGTGTTTTATACGACTTTGGTTAATTGCAAAGACCAACTTCAATTAATTGTAACATAATGGTAATTCAGATATTTCTTCAAATTTAATTTTGGCAATAACGTTTCCATGGATTCGCCAATTTCCATAGGAAATTCTAATTCATCGATACTTCTATATTGTTTATTCATAATTTCCATTACCGAACAATTTTTTACTTGGGAATCAAGGTATTCTTTCAGTTTCTTTTTTATACTCGCTTTCGTTTCTTTTGGTGGCTTAACACTTTGTTTGGAACCTCGCGATGGAGCAGATTTAAACATAAGATACGTTAGCGCTTGAAGATAACAATCGGAAAGGTCATCTTTCTTTTTGTGATTTTCAAAAAATGTCATTTGCGATGATTCGGAATATTCTTCCAATTTGGTTCGGGCTATGGCGACTCCCATCTTTTTCGTTTGGGCGTATTTTCCCTTAACTATCTTTCCATTCTTTGAACTGATATCCAATTCCGGTCCATCGTAACACTTGAGTTTGTGTTTGGGACTGAAAAACTCAACTGAACGGATTTTATCGACTGGCTTGTCAACAACTCCACGAATGTAAAAATAGGTCTGCAGACACCCTGCAATAATACGCATCTTAGGATTAAATGATGGTTGCTTTTCTATAAGAACTATATCTACATCACAAAGGTGTTTACGTTGATCCAATTGGTTTATCAGAGTAAGGTACAGTTCGGCAATACCGGAAGTGGCAATATGGGCGCTAAAAGTATTTCCTTTTTTGGTGAGTTCGATGATTTCCCAGTGAAGAATCTTTGGAAATTCTTCGTTACCGTTTTTTTCAATAATACAATAGGCCAAGTTAACAATACCCACATCAAATGATAGAATCTTCATAATGACTTTAACGTTAAAATATATTTTACTTTAAATCAAATTTATTTGCTAAAATTTCCAACAATTTGTTTCATTTGTTTCTGCTTTTTGTCCTTTTCACGAAGAATCTTTTCGACCTGTTCGTCCAGTTTGTCCTCGATTGTTAATTCCGTTGTCGTTTTCTTGGGATTTGCCAAAAATGAAAAGCGGTCATCAACCTTTTTGGCTTTGCGCGTAATGTTTTTAAGCTTGCGCTCTTCCTGAGAAATTATAAATGCATCGGTTTTGACCTTTTGTTCGACCAATTTTTCATTCCAACAAATCTGTATTTGACCGTTCGAATAAGCACTAACGATATAGCCTTCCTCGTCGAGTATTTTAAAAATATCTTTTATGACATTATCGAAATCATAGACAGGAAGGTCATTGACTATCGGAGGAACAATGTATACGCATTGTTCTTTTCGAAGTCCAGCGTAATATTTGATTTTTTTATGAATGTTTTCAACAATTTTTTTAACGGATTCTTTTGTACGCTGCTTGCGTTCTTTTCCAATTTGCAAAACTTCCTGGACGTTCATTTGTTTTTCTTTTTATTTAAATAAAAAAATAATAACGTAATACAAATGGGATTATTAAACCGTCTAAAACAAGTAATTAGCGACATTGCATTTCTTCAAAACCAAAGTTATTTTTCATTTGGTTCAAAACATAAGAAGTATTCACAGCCAGAACCAGCCATAGATACTGAAATTACTCATACTCTTTGTGGAGTACCCGTACATATTTATTATTACGCTTCTAAAAATGCACTTGTCTACACACCTGGAAAAGTACATACTATTTATTCAAATAACTATGAAGGACCCTATCACCCTATGTGTAAAATAGATTTACCGCGCTATGTCGATTACATTATAAACGAAGGAGGTGTTAAATACAACGGAAACCGTGTTATATTTTCAACCACTGACCTTGAAAACAACAATCCAGAAGAATACAATGACGATATGTTAGATGCTATTGTACTTGCTTGTTTTTATTCATTAATACAACGGTTACATTCTTATATGTACCGAATAGAAGACATGGGTAAAACAATAGATTACGGACATAATGTTGCTCCTATTTATACATATAAAACAATAGCAAATGTTTTGAAAATGTTTCGAGACATCGATATGAAAAAATGTGTTGAAAAATTACTTTATACATTTAAACCATTTACAATTACCCAATTAATGGTTTTGTTTGAGGAAATAAAGTTTTTTAGTTATGAAATCGAACATGATTCCCCGGTTGCAGCAGAACGATTAGAATTTATAACGGATATGTACCATACGCTTATGGAACAAATGGAATTTAATAAACCACGTATTGTATTTAAAGAGGAAAATCCTATTGTAAAACCTCGAAGGTTGTTTTAAAGTCATTTAATTGTAACTTTTTGTAGTAGACGTAACGATAAAAATAATGCATTAAAATAATCTGGTTCACTATAAGTTGGTAAACTAAATTACAAATTTGAAAAATCGGTAACATTTTAAAAGGAATTGTTATTTTATTTTTTAAATTTTAACGTTAACCATACGACCACTTGAGTCTTTATGGAAAAGTCTAGGGTCATATCGAGAATCATCTATACGAATATTTGGTAATTTAATACAATACCCAGAATAATCACCCAAAACATCGACGTCATTATCTCCTACAGACATAATAGTATAAATCCCGTTTTTGAAAAGTTTTTCCTTTACTTTGGACTTAAAGTAATCGTTGTTATCCTTAGGATTTTGTCGCAAATAAATAAAATCATAAAAACCTGCATTTCTTGATGAAATTTCTGTATTTGATGGATATATTCCAAGTTCCATAAGTTCATTTATAGTTTCTGATTTAAATCGGCTATCTCGTGCTGTTATTATCAATACCTGTATTCCAAGTTTATTGCATTCCTTTAATAATTTTATTATTGGTTTTATGGGTTTTCCGGTTTCTGAAAAAAGAAGTGTATCATCGATATCAAACATAACTGCATAATTATCTTCAAGTGGTATGTTATTTAAAAAGTTTATACCAAGGTCATATGCAACTTGATATACATTTTTACGTCTTGACATAAAACAAAAAACAATTAAAATTATTATTATAATGAATTCAATCATTTAAAATTAAAAATCATTTTAATTTAATTAAAAAAGATATTTATTCGCTTTCAGGGTCATCCGATTGGGGAGCTCTGTATATTTCCAATTTAAAAGCTTTCTTTTCAGGTTTGACTGAATAATTACAAAGCCTAGGTCGAGTCAATGCACTCATTGGTTTGTTTATATGAACTTCTTTAATCTTTGTCATCCAGTTCATGGAATTGTTTACTCCACGAACCAGATTATTTATAATCTTGTTGTGATTAAGAATACAGCTCCATGTTTTTTCCGAACACCACAACGTCAATGGCAAATTATCATTGTAACAACCCAAAATACGAAGCGATTGTAAAAGGTTTTCTCCATGGGCCGACTTTGCAGCATAAAGATACTGATCCGTAAGATGAAGAGAATAATCCGAACTTACAAAACTAATACCACGAGAAGCAAGATACCCAGCTACAATACTAATGTGTGTATGGTCGTGTTCTGGGTCATCTGCTAGAATTTGAAGTACTTCTGAAATACTATAATTTTGAAAATAATGAACCACGTAAACACCTTCATTGTTTACGTGGTATTTATTAATAAGCTGGCCGTAATTGTTAACATCTTTAGGGTCAGCAAAAGGTTTATCACTTCGTTCTTTGCAAACAACGCGGATGCCGTCTCCATTGTATGTAAGAACGGTCATTTGGGGATAAACACCTACGAGATACCTCTGAATACGATAATGATTTTCACGTTCCTTTACAACGGTATGGAGAATCATTCCACGAGGTTTTTCAAGGAAAGCTTCATAAATAGTATCCATGGCTCCCATATCGCAAAGAGGAAAATCATCCTCAGAACGAATTATACAGCTATCAACAAACTTTACATCAAGGGAATCAATACCATGATATCCTCGATTGGGTTTGATTTTTTTAATTTTAGAAAGCGAAGTGTCACCGGAAAAGAGCGCAAAAGGCGTAGCGGTTGCTCCGAGAATGTGATTTGCTTTCTTTTTAATAAAACTAAGCAGATTGTCAATTTGTGTAACGGAATCTTTTGATTTTATGGAGAAATCAACTTCATCGATACAAACGTTATATGGTTTATCAAATTTGGAAATAATTTTTTTCATTTTGCCGAGTTGGGTCTCATTGCAAAGTAGAATAATTATTCCCAAGGATTCCATAAATGTAACTGCAGTTTCAACTGTAAAATTCTTTAACAATTTTACATTTAACCCAAATGCAGTTGTGTCAAAACGGCTTCTGAGTTGGAGTTGGTCTGCAGTTATATTTCGAACAATAAATACAACAGGAACATTGTAGTTATTAACCGATGTATAACAGTAATTTATCTCTTCATTTGTTTTACCAGATTGAACGTGGCCTATCAAAGTCAGGTACCTCGAATCAAAGTAATCCATTTTTTATTAAGCTAAACGAGAATATTTAAGGTGAATTTATTTTTGTAAAAAAATAAAAGTAAGTTATAAGAACCTTTTAATGGTGAGTATAAATTTTGTGATAAATATACTCATTCAGGTACTTTGTATCTTTATATTCCTAACTATCTTTTTCTTTACATATGCTAAAAATGTTGAAGGAGAAGTCGTTCAAAATCAAGTAAATTTTTTACTCAATGACCTTTCAGGTATTCATTTAGGTAGTTTACCTGAGAATGTAAAGGCTATGTTTAAGAATCAACTAAACAATTTAGAAGTAAATACTCTAGAAAATGAAAAAATAGGAATTCAAATTGAAAATTCTAACAGTGCTATTGAATCAATGAGCTATAAAACACTTGCAATAGCTTCTGCTGTTGTTATAGGTATAGTTATTATTAGTTTTATACTTTCCAAAAAGGGTGTAAATTATTTTAGAAACTTCAATTTATCAAAAATTTTCAAAGAATCCCTGGTAATAATTATAGCCGTTGGAATAACTGAATTTATTTTCCTTACTTATCTAGGAAGTAAATATATTTCAATAGACCCTCATTTACTAAAAGCGCACCTTTTAAACAACATTAAAAAATCTTTACCGTAAAAAATAAAATAAAAGTTAAATTAAAAGTACTTTATGGATACTTGTGTAAAGACACCTCATAATTTTATTTTATTTGATAACGTCGTTCTCCATATTCTTATTCTATTTAGCATATTAGCCGGGCTGTTTTATTTTCTTATTGCAAAATTAGAAACTGCAAGCATTAATGGTGAATTTATAAATATTATTGATAAAATAATAGACCCAGATGCCATAAAAGAAATAATAAAAAATCGGGCGAACGCTGATGAACTTAAAAATCTATTGATAAAATATCTTAAGTTAGATAAATCAAATCCATTACAGTTAATTTTACTAAAAGATTTAACAGAATTTGTTAATACTACAACTGATATTGATGTAGACAATCTTAAAGTGATGCTCGATAAATACATAAATGATTATAATGTAAACGCACATTCTCTTCGTGCTGAAACAAATAAAAGAATACAAGAGGAAATATTTATCGTTATAGGATTTTTTATACTTTTAGCAGTTGTAATTTATATCATGTCAAGGTATTCAGCAAAATATTGCGGATTTATGAAACATCTGTCAATTGAACTACTTATTATTTTTGCTTGTGTTGGCGGTATTGAATATTGGTTCTTTACCAATGTTGCAAGTAAATACGTTCCTGTAAAACCAACTGTTATTATGGAAACCTTTAAGCAGACAATGTTAAATAAACTTGGTTAAACGGCGTAAAAGATATTTTATTTAAATATTTTTAATGGTAACATGTAAAGTGATATGATTAAAAATATTGTTTTTTCGGGAGGAGGATTTAAAGCATGGGCTTATATAGGGTCATTGCAGGCAATTAATGAATACAAATATTTATTTAATAACGTAGAACAAATTATTGGTGTATCGGCTGGAGCTGTATTTGGATTATTTTATATACTCGATATAAAATGGCAATTTTTATTAGACTTTTTTATGGGACTCAATTTTAAAGAACTGTTTGATATTGATATCGACAACATTTTTATACAACAATCTTTACTTGCAGGTCTAAAATTTACTGAAATTATTAGAGAAATTATGAACTACTATATAGACCCTGATGTCACATTTAAACAACTTTGGAAATTTTCAAAAATTAAATTTACCACAAGTGCATTAAATATAACTGATTCACAACTTGAATACTTTAATTATGAACTTACTCCTGATATAAAAGTTATTGATGCTATACGAGCAAGTTGCAGTTTACCAATTGTATTACCTCCATATCTTATAAATGGAAAATACTACTATGATGGAGGAATATGTAACAATTGTCCTATAGACCTTGTTGATGAAATAGAAAGCATTGCATTCGACGTAGCCTTTTATCCTGAAAATAATAATAGTTCCATGAAACTCGTTGACCTTTTAAATTGTATGGTTACTATTTCAAATAAATCGAGTAAACAAAAATCTGGTACAGATAATGTTTATAGCATTTTAGATGATTCGTTTAATCACGAATCGGTTAATTTAAATCAATCAAGAGACGATATCTTTAACATTTATATGAACGGGTACATCAATAGTAAAAATATAATGTTTAAAAATCATATTGCACTTCCTGGTTTTTAATTTTATTTTTTAAATAAACGAGCAAGAATTGCTTTATGCTTATCGTGGTCCTTTTTAATCAAATTTTCAACACTATCAGGAAAAATAGTATTTTTTTGGGAACGTTCTCTTTCTATTTGCTTTAATTTAGTAAGATGGGGGTCAAATAATTTTGTATGTGTTTTATTTTTATGTTCGGAAACTTGGATTTTTTTCATCTTTTCGGTACATTCATCCAACGTTGATTTTTTAGTTTCGTTGGGTGGGTCTATAAGTTCAAAATCATCGAAAAGGTCCGCATACTTACGAGCATCTTCAAGTTCACGAAGGTAATACATCTTTTCAATAACTTCGACAGGAGCCTTGAAAGAAACTTTTTCACCGGTTTCTCGGTAATTGTAAAAGTGATAAATGGTATCTAAATTAGAATAACAAATCACATTGATTTTATTTTTCTTTGCCGCATTCATTAAATTTGTTGCGGTAATATCTGTTTCATCGCTAAATATAAATATGTCTTTTACTGTTTTTAAATTTTCAAGATAATCTTTTTTTGTTTTAAGGTCATATGTTAAAACACAGTGATTATATTGACATCCGTAAAGACGTATGATTTGTTGTCCTTTCCCATATGTATGGGCGATAATTGTATTTTTCTTTAACAATCGGATAATATCAACTATTGGAAATAAAACATTCCATGAACTTGAAGAATACATAAAAATTTTCCCGGAAAACTCAACCTTTTCATAAACAGCATCCTCATATTTAGTGCGCGTCATGGTTTATTTTTTAATACTTAAACGTTTGATTTTTTAAGTAAAATAAAATTTGTAAAAAAAATAAAAGTAACTTTAAATGTTTAAATTACAAGGAAAAAAACTTACATACATTTTAATTGCAATTATTTTTATACTTGGGCTTTTTATAGTTTTAACATGCTCCTCTAACGTAAGCGGTTTTGCGGCTGCTAGCGAAATTACAAGTGTTAAACCGGGTATAGCAGATGATTCAGTACTTATTTTTTATGCAAGTTGGTGCGGACATTGCAAAAACAGTATGTCTCAATTTAAAGACGCAGTTGCTCGGGGACAAGGAAAAGTAGTTCTAATTGATGTTGATGAAAACAAAGAGATCGCAGACCAATATAATGTAAAAGGATTTCCTACTATTATGAAGGCCGATGGAACTGAGTTCAGAGATTCACGTACAGCAGATGCCATAATTAAATTTATGAATCAAAAATAATTTTTAATAAAAAAATTGCTTAAAGGGGGGTGCATTATATAACCAAGGAAAACAAAAAAAGGTAAAAATGCCACCCAAAAAGACAATCGAACAAACCTATCAAAAGAAAAGCCAACTCGAACATGTTTTACACCGTCCCGGTATGTATATTGGAGACATCGAGCGCATCACCACTGAGCGCTGGGTGCTTTCAGATAAAATAACCCGTAAACAGCTTACGTTTAGTCCCGGTCTTTACAAGATTTTTGACGAAATCTTTACCAATGCGACGGACCATTCGCAGCGTGACCTTACTATGAAAAAAATTGAAGTTACTATTGCCGATGGCGAAATAAGCATCTTTAACGATTCAGCTATCCCCGTTGAAATTCATAAGGAACTCGGTAAGTACGTTCCCGAAATTATCTTTGGTGAGTTCCATACCTCTTCGAATTACGATGATACCGAAGCTCGTACCGTTGGTGGACTCAATGGATATGGCGCAAAGTTGACGAATGCTTTTTCTACTAAGTTTGTTGTTGATATTTGTGATGGTAAATTTAACTTTATTCAAACATGGGAAAACAATATGTCCGTTGTAGGAAAGCCCAAGATTACTGCTTCCAAGAAAAAACCTTATACTCGTATTTCTTTTATTCCCGATTACACTCGATTCAATTGTGTGATGGACCAAGACCTTAGTGATTTACTTAAGACTCGTGTGTACGAAGGCTCTGCTATTACCGATAAGCGTGTTTGTGTTTATTTTAATGGTGACCGTATTCCAGTTAAGACGTTCCAAGACTACATCAAAATGTTTTTGAAGGAGCGCGAGACGTTTGTGTATGAAAAGATGAATGACCGTTGGGAGTTTGCTGTTTGTCTGAATCCCTACGATAAGTTTACCCAGGTTTCCTTTGTGAATGGTATCAGTACTTCCGAAGGTGGTACACACGTTGATATGATTACCAACCAGATTATTTATAAACTCAAGGAACAGCTCGAGAAGAAGCACAAGGACATCAATATTCGTCCGACGTATATCAAGGACAACCTGCTAATTTTTGTTAATTGTTTGATTGAAAATCCTGTATTTTCCAGTCAGACCAAGGAGAACCATGTAACGAAGATTAATAAGTTTGGAAGCAAGTGCGAGCTTAGCGATGAAATTATTAAGAAAATTGAAAAATTGGGTATTACTGCAAATGTCGTCGATATCGCCAAAGCCAAGGAGAACAAGAGCTTATCGAAAACCGATGGAACCAAGAAAATTCGTTTAACCGGTATTCCCAAGTTGGACGATGCGAACAAAGCAGGTGGTTCTGAAGGATACAAGTGCAAACTCATCCTCACAGAGGGAGACAGCGCCAAAGCATCGGCTATAGCTGGTCTTTCGGTGGTTGGTCGTGATTATTATGGAGTCTTTCCTCTTCGCGGTAAGCTTCTGAACGTTCGCGATGCAACGGCGGCGCAACTTTTGAAGAATGAGGAAATTAATTGTTTGAAGAAAATTATGGGTTTGCAGCAAGGCAAGGAATACAACGACCTTAAATCGCTTCGGTATGGCGGTATCATCATCTTTACAGATGCCGATAACGACGGTTCGCACATCAAGGGGCTTATCATCAACTGGGTCCATAGTTTTTGGCCGAGTTTGTTGAAAATTGATACTTTTATTTCTTCGATTGTTACTCCGATTGTCAAGGTTACTAAGGGTCCTACGGTAAAAGCATTTTACAACCAGACAGATTTTAACACCTGGAAGGAATCCATAAACACAGTTGGTTGGCAAATTAAGTATTACAAGGGGTTGGGTACATCGACGGCCAAGGAAGCAAAGGAATACTTTACCAACCTTGCAAAGCAAACTGTTGTTTATAATTATACCGATACTTCTGACGATGACCTTGTAAAAGCCTTTAAGAAGGGTTTCGAGGACCAGCGCAAGGAATGGATAAAGGAATCGACAGGTAAAAATTACAACATGGACCACACCGTTTTGAAGCAAAGTATTTCTCAGTTTGTTAACCAAGAACTTATTAATTTCAGCATAGCCGACCTTGAACGTTCAATTCCCAATATGATGGACGGTTTCAAGCCTTCTCAACGCAAGGTACTGTATGCGTGCTTGAAGAAAGGACTTTACAGCGATATGAAGGTAGCTCAGCTCAGTGGGTATATTTCCGAGCATACGAGCTATCATCATGGAGAAGTGAGCCTGCAAGGAACTATTATCAATATGGCGCAGGATTATGTAGGAAGTAACAATATGAATCTGTTGGTTCCATCGGGTCAGTTTGGTACGCGTATTACAGGTGGAAAGGACTCTGCATCGCCTAGGTATATTTTTACTCATCTTCAGGGAGTTGCAAAAACACTTTTTAACGAGCACGACAATATTTTATTGGACTATCTGGATGACGATGGAATGAAAATTGAGCCGAAGTATTATATTCCGATTATTCCTATGATTTTGGTAAATGGTTCTGAGGGGATTGGTACGGGATACAGCACAAACATTCCGTGCTATAACCCGACGGACATTATTGCAAATTTGAAAAAACTTATTGAAAGCGATGGGGAAGCTGAGCTTGTTCCAATGATACCTTGGTATCGTGGTTTTACAGGTACGATTGTTTTGGAAGAAACAGGTCGGTATATTACAACGGGTGTTTGGAAGCGAGTACTCAATAGTATTGAAATATCGGAGCTTCCAATTGGTAAATGGACGCAGAATTACAAAGAATTCTTGGAGTCTTTGGTTGAATCGAATGAAATTTTGGATTATCGCAATGGAAGCGATGATCGCAAAGTATTTTTCAAGGTAATGTTCCAGAAGACGGTTCTGGATGAGCTTGAAACAAAGAATGAAATTGTGAAGAAACTCAAGCTTACAACTTTTATAAATACGACGAATATGCATGTGTTTGATGAGAAATGTACTATCCGCAAAGTACACAGCCCCGAAGAAATAATTGACCGGTTTTATCGGGTGCGTAGGAATCATTTTATAAAGCGCAAGAAGTATCTTATTGATAAATTGAGTACGGATTATAAGTTATTGGAAGCAAAGATTCGGTTTATTAAATTGGTTATTGAAGAAAAGATAATTTTATTTAACAAGAAAAAAGATTTTATTGTTAAACAACTCTTGGCCGTTGAGCCACCGTTGTTAAAAGTAAACGATACATGGGATTATCTTTTGGAAATGAAAATCCATGTTCTTACTGAAGAAAAAATAAAAGACCTTGAAACAAAAATGCGAACAATGAAAAGTGAACTTGAAACGCTCAAATCGACAAGTATTAAACAAATGTGGTCTTCTGAAATAAATTTAATTTAACTAAGATACTTTATATCTGAATTGAGTTTAGCTAATTGGTTTTGTTTACCAAAATACACTTTACTTGGTGTTCCTTTTTCTTCATATAATTTTAAAATAGTTCGTACATTTCTATCATTGTCTCCACCTACTAAATTTATATATTTAACATCATCCAATAGTTTAACAAGTTCTATATAAGTACTATCAATATTTTCAAATTTTATCGGTACAATTTTTTCTTCTTTTGTGGTTTCATCGTACATCCCTATTAAATAACCTGTATCTTCCTTAATAATTAATACAGCTCGTCCATTTGAAGCTGTTGTAATAACAGACCATATATAAATAGGGTCATCTATTTTATATAATTTATTTAACGCGCTTTGAATTATTTTTTTAATTGTTTTTGATGTTTGTGTTTCAGTGGTACTTGGTTCATCACCGGGTTCATGGAGTAAACTTCCACGTTCTTGAACGTCTGCATTTAAAAATGCACGTTCTTTTCGAGTAAAAACACCAAATTTCATTAAACGCAGCTTTAAATAAATTATATATTTATTTTTCACAATTTATTATTGATAAAGTGGTAAATAATAAACGCTGTTTGCAGAACCAACTGGTCCAATTTGTACTTGTAAAAATTTACCAGTAATTGATTTAGATAATGTTTGTTTTACAGCAGTGTCATTTATTGTAACAACGTTAAGTGATTGAGCTGTTCCATTTGAAACAGTTCCATTAAGTGTGAGACCTCCTAACTGACAACTAAGACCAAGAAAGTTTGAGTTAAGAGGTATTTCACTTCCCATGAGGGTCTTTTTAAAAGTCGTTATTTTTTATTTACGAATTTTTACGATAAAAAAAATAAAGATTATTTTAAAGATGGCTTCTCTTTCTGAAGTTTCTCCAGGGTACTACCTCAATTCAAATAATGTACCAACCAATTGTCCTTATTTTGATGCAGCTGCTCCAGGAACTGGGCCGATGGGTCTTGTTAGCGCAAAAGCACAAAGTACTGAATTTGAAAAATGGAACGGTTCATTCAATTACAGTCTGAAATCAAAAAGCGACCTTAATCTTAATCCCCAACCAGAAGGAAATGTTTATGGAGTATTCCCCAAAGCCGAACAAAATCGTGCTGGTATTTATGCTATTGAAACTGACCGTGGAGAACTTTCGGCAACTGCTAACACCCAGGTAAATATAAGCGGACAAAAAACATTCCAAAATCGTCTCCAAGACCCCGTTCGTCCAACAATGAAAGAAACAACCCTTTATACTTACAATGGAACGGTTGCACCTGTCACAAAGGCACAAGCAACGTATACTCAGTTTATTCCACAGTATGCTAAGATTGGAGGAAAAGAGGTACGTGTTGGTGGTTCGTCCAACTTTGGTCTCCGAACGGCAACAGAATATTCTTACTTTGCAACTCCCGGACCAACTCCAATTAACGGCCAAGCAATTCAAAACCCAGATGCCCGTCTTGGTAAGAATACCCAACCAGTTCCAGATTTTAATGTTGATGGCGCTGGTACACTTACAAATGCTCTTCCAGATGGTTCTCGTTATCAGCAATACCGTCTTATCGCCCAACCAACAACAAGTGGGCTTAAATTTAATTACAATGTGGAGACAGACGGAGGCAGTATCCATGATTATTCTCAGCTTCTTGGTAAAGAAGTTGAAGGTATAGAAAATCGATACACTGCAAGTTACCAAATTGCACCCCTTCTTACAAATCCACTGAATGTCATTTGGGACCCTGATAACAAAGGAACTATACCTGCACTTTATGGAAACGACAAACCAACCGATTTTGCTTATGCCAACATGAAAGACCTTCCACCTGACAGATTTTATGGAGGTGGGTATAGCGATGTATGGAGTAATGATACTTCTAAAACAAGTACCAACGCTTATATTCTAGGATTAGAACAAGGTATTCACAATCAACGACTTGAATGGTCGAATGGTGTTAATACCTTACCGGGTATTGTATATACTCCAGAAGATTCTGGAAAAGAGCCAACACCCATGTTGACTTATGGAGGAGACAAATCAGTATTCGACCAGTATCTTAATAATATTTCTCAGAGTTATCCCAACAATACATACACAACTTTGGGAATGCCAACTTCTGGGTACCTTAGTTAAAGTGTTAAAAGGTAAAGTATATCGGAATGAACGGAATTTGATTTTCCTTTTCCAAATGTAAATTTTCTTTTGGAAAACTTTCCATGTTTGAAAAATTTACCCATGTTAAAGGCAGCGCTTTTAAATTTGTGCGTTTTGGCAATATTATTTACCTTGCATCCAGTTTTAGTATTTGAAAATATACGAATAAATGGTTCATGAGTCAGATAAATTTGTTTATCTGAAACATTTGGCATTATGTATTGACCCGATTTAAGATGGGCTTGATTTATATACCGTTCAGTTGGAAAAAAATTAACAAAAAACCATGCATTGGGGTTGCTGTTCCATTCTATATTGCACGGAACGATATTTAATTTTTTAGCAATTGTTTTTAATGTCGAGAGAAGTTTATGGAGAGTAACTTCGTCGGGGTCACTTTCTTCACCAACGTGAGATATTTTACGAAGATTTTCGAGGTCACCGTGAGTTAAAAATGTAGTTGCTGGTGATGTTGTAAAATGGTCGTCTGTTACAGATACAAATCCCATATTGGGAATTCGACTAAATTCAGTTGAACCATTGAGTTTTGTATACTTATTTATATTTTTCTCACTATTAATTCCAGTGTGTCCTGCTTTGGAAATAACTGAGTTTTTTGGTTTTTTATAAACAATCTTTTTTGAGCTAAGTATATTTGGAATATCAAAATGATTTGCATAGTCAATAAAAGAATATGGATTAATGTAAGTTTTTCCATCCAGTAAATTATTAAGTTCATCAACGCATCGAAGGTCGTGGGTTGATTTGAAATATTCTTCAATAAAAAAAACAAGAATACCTCGTTCTGTATCATTAAGAAGTTCTTTTATTTTTTTAATTTTACATGGGCTAACTTGAATGGTATAAAGTCCTTCAACTGTAAAAACGAGGTGTGCTTTATTACCAGCCAATGCAAATTTTAAAGATTCTCTAAAATCTTCTCCACTGGGCCATCCATAACTTGTTTTTCCTTCACGATATGCATTTATCGGATGTGTATGGTAATTAATAACGTTGTTTGGGGTATATACGCTTCCTGTATCACCTTCATTTTTATCAACGTACATCACGTTATCATCATTATCAACATAAAAAACACCAGATACTTCATTTTTGTTATATAAATTTTTATATGTTTCGTTTATTAAAGGTAACGGAAGGTGCAATTTTAACACACATTTATGGATAGTTTTATTGTAATATCCATGAGAATCTAAATCTGAAAGACTCATTTATCTTAGGTTGTTATTTTAATTCGTAATAATTTTAAATTTAAATTAAAAGTAAAAGATTATGGGTAAAAATCTGAATATTTCCGTTCTTGTAGCTGCACGTGATGAATATATCAGTCAATTAAAATGTATCATTCTTCCTCTTTTAATTCAAGGTTTTAACAGTATTTATAACGATGCTATTAATATTTCCAACAACAAAAATACAATTTATAAATTTCAAGAACTCCTCAAACAAATTCCACAGTGGAATCAAACAATTCTCCAGGAAGAATCCAAACGCATTAAAAAGAAATGCCCGTACATCATGGATATTGTAACGGCTATTTTTGTAACGAATGTAAAAATTCTAGCAAGTGTTCGTTTAAAGGGAAGCAAGGACGATATCCGAGTAAAAATCCCAACAAGCGATATCTTTTTACATGGAATTTATATTGCTGCAGCCGAAAGAATATTCTACGACCCCTTTTTATTTTACCACAAACATGGAAATAAATTTGGAAAAATCCAGGAAAACCGAAATAACGTAAAACAAATAATAAGTTACGCAGTTGATGAAACTATTCGGTACCACCTTCCATTTGATGATATCCTTCAGAAATATCTTGCCGATGCACTCAATGGAACAGCAGACCATTCCGATTCAGAATCTGAAAGTGGTGAAGAATCTGTTTCCGATTCAGACGAAGAAAGTATTGGAAATGATAATCTCCCCTCAGATGAAGACTCTGAACCAGACGAGCCGGAACTTGATGCATCTAAGGTAAAATCATTTAGTTTAAATGAGAAGGGTGGTGCTGTCTTTGGAGGAGAACTCGAAACAAAAGAACCTTTTATGTTTCAAAATGAAAATGATAGTGATTCCGATTCCGATACAGATTCAGAAGTTTTCCATGAACCACCAAAACAAAATTCTTTTATACCACCTGTAGAACACCAGTTCATGAGTAATACTTCACCAAGTTATCCACCACCACCACCACCACCACCACCACAAGTTCCCCAACAACAGAG